GTGACAAAGGTGCACCGACAGCGGCCGCTATTAAAAAATCACAGGCGTAATGTTCAGGAAACAATTTGCATCCGGAAGTAAGTCCCCCGCATGGACTAGAAAAGAAGGCAAATCTGAATCAGGTGGATTAAATCAAAAAGGTGTTGACTCTTATAAAAAAGCTAATCCAGGTTCTAAATTAAAAACAGCAGTAACTACTAAACCCTCTAAACTAAAATCAGGATCCAAAGCAGCAAAACGTAGAAAGAGCTTCTGCGCGCGTATGAAAGGGATGCGTAAGAGACAAAAGGCTAGTAATAATACTGGAGATGATAGATTATCTAAATCACTTAGAAAGTGGAATTGCTAATGATTAAAAATTTTAAAGACATAGTTATATTATTAATNACAANNGGTGTTTTAATTTTATTAGGTATCATTATTATTGGAGACTATTGGGTAGCTGTTAAAGAAGATAGACCTATAGATGACAGCATAATAGTACTTATGAAAATGTCAGTTACAGGTTTAATTGGAGTTATTGGTGGTTACATTGGTGGTAGTAAATGAGAGATACTAAAGCGATAGAGAGTTTTTTAAAAGAGAAATACAAAAAAATTACTGAGATGAGTTTGTTTAGAAACCTGAAAAAAGAAGTAGAAACAGGCGCTAGTGGAACTCAAGATTACGTAATAAAAAAAGGACCTAACAAAGATAAAATAGCAAAAAAATAGAAAGTAAACATGGAACCAGAACAATTAGTAGAACAACTTAAGAAAGCCTTGTCTAGAAGAGTGAATCAACTAGCATTATCGGTCACATCAGGAGGTGTTGACAATATGGAAACATATAAGTATATAATAGGACAAATAAACGCATTGGAATCAGTGCGTCAGGAAATCTCTAACCTGCAACAAGATGAAGGAGCAAAAGATGAAAATACGGGAACCGTTGTCGACCTTAAAGGAAGAAGTCCCAAAAATTAAAACAGGACTTTTAGACAAATACGAGAAAGAACCAGTAAAAAAAGTTACTACTGAAACTACTAAACTTCCGATGCCTACGGGCTGGAGAATGTTAGTCTTACCTTTTAGAATGAATGAGAAAACTAAAGGTGGAGTTTTATTAGGAACGGAAACAATAGATAGACAACAAGTTGCATCGCAGTGCGGAAACGTAATTGCTATGGGACCTGATTGTTATAACGACCCAAAAAGATTTAACGATGGTCCATGGTGCAAGGTGGGAGACTGGGTAGTCTTCGCACGTTATGCCGGATCACGAATAGAGATTGATGGTGGAGAAGTTCGTCTTCTTAATGATGACGAAATTTTAGCAACCGTACAGGATCCAACAGATATCCTGCACAAATTTTAACATAGGAAGGACACTATGCCAGAAGAAAATGTAAGATCGAGCGAAAAGCCGGTTGAGTTAGATACATCAGGACCAGAGGTCGATGTATCTTTAGAAGATACTAAAGAGGAAGCGGTAGTTAATACTGCTCCAGAAACCACGGAACAGGAAACAGTAATAGAAGAAGTTAAAACTGAAGAAACTAAAAAGGAAGATGATTCTAATTTAGAAGATTATAGCAGAGGTGTGCAATCTAGAATTGCTAAACTTACTCGTAAGATGAGAGAGGCAGAACGTAAAGAAGCTGCTGCTCTTGAATACGCTGCTGCAGTTGAAAACAAAAGAAAACAAGAACAGGATAGGTTTAATAAAACTGATTCTGAATATACAGCTAAATTTGAAGAGAACGTAAAAACTGGAATGGAGTCTGCAGAAAGAGAACTTTCTTTAGCTATCGAAGCCGGTGATGCATCTGCTCAAGTTTTAGCTAATAAAAAAATTGCTGAGTTAGCTTTTGAAAGTGCTAAACTTAAGCAAAGAAAACAAACACAACCCGTTGAACAGGAAACTCCTGTACAACTATCAGACGGTGGTAGGTTACCAAATCAAACACCACAACAAATGCCTCAAGCTGACCCTATGGCTGAAGATTGGGCAAGTAAAAATACATGGTTCGGAACAGATAGAGCCATGACATTTACTGCGTTCGAAATTCACAAGGATTTAGTAGATAAAGAAGGTTATGACCCTAAATCAAACGAATATTACGAAGAAATTGATAAAAGGATTAGAGTTGACTTTGGCCACAAATTTGGTAATACTGATACTAAGCAAACGAACAGGGCCGTTCAGTCGGTAGCTTCGGCTAACAGAAGCTCAAAACCTGGTCGCAAAACTGTGAGACTCACATCTTCACAGGTAGCAATAGCTAAAAAATTAGGTGTGCCACTAGAAGAGTATGCAAAACAATTAAAACTCACGGAAGGAGCATAAGCATATGACAAACGAAAACGAAAAGAACCTTTCTCGTGCGGCTGGAACTCGGACAAAAACTGAACGTCCAAAAGAGTACAAGCCCCCATCATCTTTAGATGCACCACCAGCGCCTGACGGATTTAGGCACAGATGGATAAGAGCAGAGTCTATGGGTTTCAATGATACCAAGAACATTCATGGTAGATTGAGATCTGGTTATGAGTTAGTGAGAGCTGACGAATACGATGACGATTCTTACCCGACTGTCTTAGACGGAAAACACGCTGGAGTGATCGGAGTAGGTGGCCTTCTCCTGGCAAGGATACCGGAAGAACTCGCACAAAGCCGTGTTGAATATCAGCAAAGACAAACTGAAGGTCAAGACGAAGCTATAGAAAACGACTTACTGAAGGATCAGGACAAACGAATGCCGATGAAATTCGAGCGTTCTAGCAAAAACTTCGGTGGCAGTAAGAAATAATATTTCTTTAACCAACGATTAAATTAAACCGAACTGGAGGCCGCTAACGCGGCAGGTTCACTAAGGAGAAAATAACTATGGCAAATAGAAACACCGTAGGATTTGGTCTTATAGCTCAAGGTAACGTTGGTTCATCCGACGCTAACCAGGGTCAAGGCAAATACTACATAGATGCTAACTACGGCGTTGCAATGTTTCAGGGATCTGTTGTTCAGTCAAAAGCTGGATACATCGCTGATGCNGAAGCANCACGNACTAGNCTAACTATTGGTATACTTAATGGAATTTTTTACAACGCGGCTACTACACAGAAGCCAACTTGGTCAAACCATTATGTTGCTAATACAGTACCAGCAAACTCAGAAGATATTACTGCGTTTGTAATTGATAACCCTTTGCAATTGTTTGCAGTTAGCGCTGATGGCGCAGTAGCAGCAGCAACTTATGGGTTAACAGCAAGTATGACTGAGGCGGTGCCTGCAGGAAGTACTTCATCTGGTCAATCAAGTAAACAATTAAACGTTGCAGCTAACACTAGCGCAACAGCTAACCAATTCAGACTATTAAGATCTGCAGAGGATGTTGAGAATGAAGATGGAACAGTAGCAAATTCTACTGTTATCGTTACTCAGAATCTTAACCAATACATGCAGAACACTGGTACGGCTGGAATAACTTGGCAATAATAGGAGTATAACGACATGGCAATATCACGAGCACAGCTAGTTAAAGAACTAGAACCAGGTCTGAATGCACTATTCGGACTAGAGTACAAAAGGTATGAAAATCAGCACGCTGAAATTTATACAACGGAATCATCAGACAGAGCTTTTGAAGAAGAAGTAATGTTATCTGGTTTCGCTAACGCAGATGTAAAAGCAGAAGGTCAAGGCGTATCATATGATGATGCACAAGAGACTTATACTGCAAGATACACTATGGAAACGATCGCGCTAGCTTTCGCTATCACAGAAGAAGCAATAGAGGACAACCTTTATGACAGACTTTCTTCTAGATACACAAAAGCACTAGCAAGATCTATGTCTAACGCTAAAGAAGTTAAAGGCGCAGCACCATTGAACAACGGTTTACCAGCTATTGCAGCTGCAACTGCTTTTCAAACAGGTGATGGCGTTAACTTACTTTCTACAGCTCACCCAACTATCGCGGGTACTGTAGCAAATACTTTAGCAACACAAGCAGACTTAAACGAAACTTCATTAGAACAAGCATTGATTGATATCGCTGCTATGACTGATGAAAGAGGTTTAAGAATCGCAGCTAAAGGAGTTAAAATGATAATTCCTTCTGCGAATCAGTTCAATGCTGAAAGACTTATGAAGTCTCAAGGTAGAACTCAAACTGCTGATAATGACATCAATGCAATCAACTCAATGGGTATGATTCCTCAAGGTTACAGAGTGAACAATTTCCTAACTGATGCTGATTCTTGGTACATTTTGACTGACGTTCCAAATGGTATGAAGATGTTCTCAAGAACTCCGTTGACTACGTCAATGGAAGGAGACTTCGATACAGGCAATGTTAGATACAAAGCTAGAGAAAGATACGCTTTTGGCGCATCTGACTTTAGAGGTATCTTCGGTTGCGAAGGTGCGTAAGCAATAATTATTTTGTGGCCGGACATGTTTCGGCCACATTTAATAAATAGAAAGAAAAAACCATGAAACAATTCACAGTTAAAATTTGGGCATATGATCACTACGCAAAATTTAATGTTTTTGCGGAAGATAATGCTATTTCTCTTGAAGAATCAATCCTTGACAAGTTGGGAGAAAAGAGTATTAATTGGGAGTATCTCGGAAACANCTATAATAACGAGATAAATCGAATAACTTATGAGGAGGTTATAGATGATACAAGACCTGTACAAAGCAAAAAGGTCCTTGGAGTTGAAGTGGGAACAGGAGCATCTGGATAATAACAGATACACTCTTGAAATGGTTAGGATTGATGACAAAGTCAAACAGATCATTACTGACATTAAGCTGGAAGAAGCAGCTATTGCCCACAGGCAGAATAACGTTGAAAGCGTTGCTCCGCAAGTTTCTGTAGCTACTTAGAACAAAAGCTACATCGCTGAAATCGCACTTTTACTGTAGGATCTCTTGCACTCTACTCAAAAATAACATATAATATTACCACTATACATTTAATAAATGATGAATGCTGACGCGTATAGTCGACAACCCTAGGGACAGTATTCAGATATCTAGGAGGATATTAATATGGCAAATACTACATTTTCAGGACCGGTTCGATCAGAAAACGGTTTTGAACAAGTAACAAAAAATGCAACAACAGGTGCATTTACAACTAGCGCTACTTACGGAGCAACTATTACTGGTGGTGTTCAATCATTATCAGGAGCAGGTGCAGTTGATTTAACTAATTTAATAACTGAATTAACTACTACTGGAGCTGATGCATTAACTTTAGCTGATGGCACAACTTCAGGACAAGTTAAAATCGTTACTATGATTGTTGACGGTGGAGATGGAACTTTAACTCCAGTTACTTTTGCAAATGGAACTACAATTACGTTCGATGCGGTAGCTGAATCAGTTACTTTAGTTTGGAATAGCACTATTGGTTGGGTTGCTACTTCAGTTCAAGGTGCAACAATAGCTTAATAATTAATTATGTGTGGGCTTCGGCCCACATAAAATTTTAAGGAGAATAAAATTATGTCAATAACATCAAAAGTAAGACAATCAGTTGTGTTAGCAGCAGACGGACAAGTGCAAGCACTCGTAGCCGGTTCAGCAGCCAACATTACTAAAGCAAATATTATGACTATATATGGTCAAGCTTCTGCAGCAGACGCTGAAATTAAACTTTATAATGAAATTGGAGATGCAAAAACAGCTTCTGCATTAATTTTTCATGGTAAGTTTGGAGCAAACGATAATGAATTTATGGAATTTAGTTTACCAGGAGCAGGTATTTATGCTGACACTGGAATATATGCAGATGTAACTAACTGTGATTTCTTTTATATAGTAGGAACATTTTAAAGGAGTATTAAATGTCTAATACAACTTCAGGTTCTTATCAATTTGATCAGGACTTTTCAATCGATGAGATTATACAAGACGCTTATGAGCGTATTGGTTTAGTTG